AGAATTGATGAGCTTTATTCTAGCATCGGCAAACCTGTCTGCTGAATTCATTCATGGCAATCTATTATGAAAAGTACAACAAAGTCAGGGCTAAGAATCACTTCCGCCCCATTCTGGCTTGTATGGCGCAAGCCAGGCGATGGTGGCCCCGAACAGTTCCCGCACATTTTGACGGATCGCCCACAAAACAATAACGCTAAACCGCTGTCTGAGAGTGAAGCTATAGAAATATGGCAGAACAGGTGCTGTAATGGCTGTACTGCAAGCGAGGATGCTAGGGAGTATTTGTTGTACTTAATTGGCCACCGCGCCAACCTTGCAAACTGTTAAGCATTTAAGATCCTACCGTGCTAAGGCATGGTAGGATATGCAAGTACCAAAGCAAACAAGCACCATGGGTCTTAACAGAATCGACCGCTACGAAACTAACCCGCACGATCCTCAGCAACAATTAGGTTTTGCTGATTGGATAGGTGGGCCGACCTTGTCTAACGTCAAAGGCGCCATAGTGTCAGGCACTACAGAACGTCGTGCTGCCAGGATAACAGGCGAACCGTTGCATGCCTTTGCCTTACCTGCCCGTGCCAGTATTAACGGTAAGACCGTTAATGGCGCTTTGTCCTGCAACGATGATGGGATTTATATCTTCCACCCTTGGAATAAAGACTGATCTTAATTTCCATCATTCCACGCCCTCGCCCTAACGCAATGACAATTTACGATGAGAGATTAGCCGCTAAAACCTACACTGGCAGAGTCTACTGTCAGCATGTAAGGCTGAACCGCCAAGGCTACACCTATGGCAAATATCCCCAATACTGGGGAACCGGTGAAAGGTTATATTGTATCAGTGATTATGAAGGTTTACATTCTGATCATGTTAGGGCATCTTGCCGAGCGGAAGCGCTAGACAAGGCGCGTGATATGTACCCTTTGGGTATAATCTCCAAACGTTAATCACCCCCATCATCCCATCATCCCATCATCCCATCGAAACAATGTCACAAACAATCAAGCTGCCAACAATTGTTGAGCCCACCTTAATCCTTGACGGATCATGGGGGATTTATATTCCGCAGATGTTCGGTACTAGATACCTTACTGAGGCAGACTGCAAGCGTTGTAATATAGACATAGAGTATGCAAGGGTATTGGGAGATATAGAGTCTGACCTTTACTGGGAAGCATGGGAAAGTGTGTTAGATAATTACAGTACAGAATTAGGCGAGACGTTATATCAGGATCAAGATGTTTGGCTTGTTCCCGCTGGCTTCAAGTGGCCAGACGATGACATGTAATTAGCATCCTGCACCTAGCCAGCCACATTACTAACTGTTACGGGTCAAAAGCAGAGCGTAGCATCTGACCCTAGAATGAACAGGCAAACAACCCAACCCAACCCATGGCAGTCAGCACAATGACAAACGGCCAACTAGCTACCCTTGCTAGTGGCGCTCTCCGTACTATTAGGCGCGTGATCGAAGAAGACAGAAGGCACGGTCCACAAGCCTATATGGTCCCCGCTTATGGTCACGCTTGGAATGTACTAGATATGCTACATGCCATGACTGTGGCTGATCTCTTAAAATGTGATAAGTTAGAAGATCACGTTTATATCTTGCGCGGGATTGCTTATGATCTGCGCAACGATTCGCCTACCTTTGGCTATCACGACTAGGCTTAATCCTTCCCCGGTTTGCTATGCTTACCGGGGGCAGGGTTGCGGTTTTCGCATAGCGGGGAGGGGGTGCCCATACCTCTCCCATCTCGCAGAGCCTGCGTAAAAATATAACAACAATTCGCCCACAAACCGAACTGTTGCATGTTTTTCATTCTTTTCCCAACAATACACCCACACACAAAAATACGCCAGCGTACAAGCTAGCGTATAAGTTGGCGTACAAGTAACCGGGGGTAGGGGTTGCGTTTATGGCTCAACAAATACAATGTCATCCCCAAGCGGCAGGGGCTGCACTTCTTCTCTCTGTGTCAAATTGTAAGCCTGCGCCAAAAGTAGCACGCCAACAGCGTGGCACGTACCAGCAGCATGTACAGCAGAAAGATCAGTCTTCATGCACTCAGCAAGAATCCTTTGCATTAGATCCTCTTCAGGATCCCAGTCAGCATCTCGCTCAGGCTTTGGCGTTAGGGCTTCGTCCATGGTGGTCTGTTGAGTTAAGACAGTTTGATTCTAGCACATAAATCAAGGCTTACAATCAGTTTCCAGCGTCAGCGGCCAGTCTATCACGCTCACGCCAAACAAGATCGCCTAATTCGTCCATCCACTCTTCTGGAATAACTTTATCAGTGGCATTGCGCATGGTCATTGCCTGAAGAATGTCAGCAGTTCGCAGCCTATCAACTTCGCGCCGAGGCTTAAGGTCAACTGCAGGCTTTATATGCCCTGTGGCAGCATCGTAAATCAACTTCTCGGGGCCATCCTCTCTCCCCCATGGGCAAGGTATAGTAGCACCACCATCTTCCCTGCTCCACAAACGGCGGGGCGGGTCAACAAAACCGCCTTGAGTAGCACGCTCAAGCGCTCTTTTGTGCATCTCGAAAGCAATAGCAGACTTCCCACACTGCCGGCCAGACACGATGATTCGACGGCGGCTTGCGTCATTAAACAGTTCATCAATAAAAGTCGGATGATCAGGCATGGTCAGCCCTTTGCTGGTTACCCATCAATTATAGCACGGTCATCGCAGCGTCAGCGTCTTGCGAGCGACAAGACGTGTTACCCCTGCCGGATCAACGACAACAACGCCAGCCGTTGCAGAGGACGGTAACAGTTTGTAGGAATATGGCAATTTCCAGCCAATCTCGCCATTGTGCCGGACCATCGTAAACTCGCGGGGGCGTTCCATGGCTCAATCATAGCTCATCCCTTGCCGGCAAGCAACGTGATAGAATGACGCTGCAACAATCAACGCATCATGGGCACTCTCGCTGACTGGCGGATCCACGAACGGTGCATGGCTGGCATGGTCACTCCGTATGATCCTGCGCTGGTCAACCCGGCATCGCTTGATTTGCGCTTGGGCAGCAACATTATGATCGAATCAGCGGAAAGCCCAGAGATGGTGCTAGTTTCAATCGCTAAATACACAAAGAAAAATCCTTATCTCATAGTGCCAGGACAATTTTTTCTGGCTGAAACTGAAGAGTTTTTCAACATTCCCAACGACTTAGAAGGCCAATTTATCCTTAAATCCTCTCGCGCAAGGAGTGGATTACAGCATTTGATGGCTGGTTTTTGCGATCCCGGCCGGCATGGCTCGCGCTTAACACTTGAGCTTAAGAATGTTCGCCAGCTTTGGCCGATAGGCATTTATCCAGGCATGAAAATCGGGCAGATGAAGTTTTCTACGATGGATTCCGAACCTTGTTGCTCTTATGCCGTCACCGGCAGGTATAATAACGATGCAGCCGTCACCGCATCAAAGGGTTAAAGTTTTGAGCTTTTTGCATCGCAAACCTAAATTGCTTATTATCGGCCATGCGCGTCACGGCAAGGATACCCTTGCTGAGAAAATAAGAGACAAAATGGGCCTGGCGTTTACTTCTTCTTCACTTTTTGTCGGACAGGAATGTATTTGGCCTACGTGGGGCCGCGACCGCTACCACACTTTTGAGGAAATGTTTGCGGATCGAGTAAACCATCGGAAAACATGGGCAGATTTAATCTCCGCTTACAATACCCCTGACAAAACACGAACGGCTCGAACCATGCTTGAGCGTGGTTACGGTATATACGTTGGGATGCGAAGGCGAGACGAATTTAACGCTTGCCGCAAAGCTAGATTATTTGATCGCGTTATTTGGGTTGACGCACGGCAGCGCAAACCCCTGGAAAGCAAGGATTCGATGGAACTGACCATCTACGACGCTGAACTGTATTGCGATAACCATGGACCCGAAAAAGACTTGGACTCGTTTGTAGGCAAACTTCAAAGTCTTTTTCGCTCCAAAGGCTACTACGTTGGCTAGCGGTTTTCTTGGCCGAGGCAAGGGCCAGTTGCTCGACTACCACCGCCAGAATCGCCAGAAAAAGGCAAAATATAGAGAATTAGTAGACTCTGTGGGTAGTAACAGTACCCGATTCGCCTTTTGCAAGGTTAAATTTACCCAGGCATAAATACCCAAAGGCGTCGAAAGCATGATCAACGCCAAGTTTCTTGTTCGGCATTCTTGTGCCTTCGGCGTAACCTAGCGTGCGGAATGACTTTATCAGCTCCCGGCAACGTGGGTGAATCTTGGTATGCACTTCCCCGTCTGCCGTGCGAAGCGCTGCGTTCACGGATCGAATCTTGTCAGCGGTGTTGTAGGGCGCTTCAGGGGCAAAAACAGTAATGCCAGCCTTCCTAAGGATCTGGTGATCGCTAACGCCAACACCAGACGTTTGCTTTCTTTTGCCGGTCGGATCAGGGCAAGCAATAATGCGGCGGCGAGTATCCGCGTCTTCGCTTGCCCAGCATTCGCCACCATATAAATCAATTAGCACGTCTGCCATGTCCCATGTATTGGCGCCCTTTAGGTTCAGTTCATTAAAAATTCGCAATTCTACAGCTCTGCCGTTTACCTTAATAATGTTTGCGCAAATAGCAGTAAGCGGATCGTTGTTAAAGTCCATCCCAACATATAGAGGCAACCTTGGATCGTCCTCAATCGTTGAGTCGATATTATCCATCGAAAAACACGACACCACAAGACCCGTATTTGATAGTATCTTTGCTTCGTACTCGCGCTCGAACACTTCAGGCGCTAGAGTTCTTCTGGCTTCCGCAATTTCGGCTGCTGGAATGTTGCCGCCTTGCAAAGATGTGTACTCATATAATGACCATTGCTTAGGGTCAAGCCTTTCTAGGCCAGGATCGGCCATATCAGCATTTTTCAAAAGCAAGATTGTTTCGTAGAACCAACCTGCAGTGCCTTCCGGCGATGGAGTGGTAGTGAAGAGCGCCCAACCGTTGCGGTCAGAAAGTGCAGGGCGGATAACTGATCTCCATGTATATTCCGTCTGGAAAGCGCATTCGTCTAAATTTACCCCGCTTAATGCAGGACCGCGCAAAGCATCTGGGTCTTCAGAACCTTTAAGGTAAATGCAAGATCCGTTAATCAAATCTATTCTAAGGTTTGATTCGTTTTTCTTTCTTATCCAACGTTCGGGAATAATACTCTTGTAAGTATCCCAAGCGATCTCTTTTGCCATCCGATACGTTGGCGCAACATAATAGTAATTGCCCTTGCGCTCACTAGCGCCGCGCAGCATTTCGATTGCCCCCAGCACCGTCTTTCCACCACGCCGGCCAGCTAAGACAACACGAAAACGGCGTCGATCATTAAAAATCATCCCCTGCATTGACCGCAGAGAAAGCCGGTTTTTACCTACTACAATGTCGCCACTTGGGCGCAACCCTGTAGGGGCAGTAGCTGTCGCCATGGAGACTTGATCTTATCCACCGACTGTAACCTGTGCATCCTGGCGCCGGCAGGCTAGGCTGACCGGAAACGCTTTGCCGCAATGAACCTAACAACCAGAAAAATATCGCTGCCAAACTACATAGACGTAGATAGTCCATTTTATATGGACGACATAAATAGGCGAATGCGGCAAAAGTGGGAAATAATGCAAGCCGTCACAAAGGGAACTGAGTATTTACATGCAAATGCACATATCTACCTGCCGCGTGAACCAAGAGAGCAGGAAGATCCCAAAACTAAAATCGACCCATGGAAGACTCGCGTTAATCTTTCTGTTTTAGCGCCATTTACAAAGCGCTTAATTCATAACGCAGCCGGCATGGTTATGCGTAAGATGATCAAGCTAGAAGGCGGTGATCCATATTGGGAAGAGGAGTTTAGGAAAGACGTTGATGGCGACGGTACTTCTTTGGACTTGTTTGCTCTAAAGCGGCTAGAAGTTGCGCTTACTTATGGCATGTCGTCAATAGTCGTTGATGCAGAAAGGCGCGAAGCGCAATCTGCTAACGATCAGATTAAACCACTGCGCCCATATTTTGTGCCGGTTGATCCATGGCAGTATTTAGGCAGCCGGCGAGAAAGTGACGATCCTGGCGCAAAGCTAACAACGTTTCGCTATCAGGAGGAGCGCAAAGTTGCTAAGGGCGCCTACGGGGAAGAGTACGTTTTTGTCGCTCGCGTTCTTGTCCCTGGCGCTTACGAAGTGTTTGAATCAAACAAAACAATAGGTGATATTGGGTTTACCCCTCTCGACTATATTCCATTAGTACATATCTATGCCGAGAAAGAAGGTTATTTATGCGCTACTCCCCCACTGTCTGACGTTGCGCACCTAAATATCGCTCACTACCGGCGCCTAGCAGACCTTCTGCATTCGTTGCATATTGCTGCCATTGGCTTGCTGGTGCTAGAGGATTACGACAATAACGAGGCGATTACGGGGCAGAATTATGCCATCAGAATGAATATCGGCAGTAAAGCGTACTGGGTCCAGTGTGACGCCGGTTCCTTTGCGGCGCAAGCGGCCTTACTTGATCGTCTGGAAAATGAAATCTCGCATCTTGGCGTCACGAAACTGCTAGGCCAGAAGCATGTAGCCGAAAGTGCCGACGCAAAGCGCATTGACCACCAGCAGGCCAACTGCGTGCTATCAGTGGCTGCTACTGAAACGCAGGCTGCGCTTAATGAAGCATTTAGAATGGCGGCAGAATACAGAGGCATAGAACCACCTAAGGTTGTTATCGACAAAGACTTTGACTTCTATCGCTTACTGGGCCAAGATGTGAGCGTACTGGCCGACATAGAAGCCAATGGCCAGATCACAACTGAGCTATTCCTTCGCATCCTGGCCCAAGGCGAATGGATACCTGAGGACGTGGATCTAGTTGAGCTAGGCAAAGCCGTTAAAGAGTTGAAAAAAGAGGCGGAACGTGTTATGCTTGAGCAGCAAAAAACGCAGAACGCCAATGGTGCCGCAGGATCAGGACGCTCGCTCCCGCCTTCTGGAGCTGGTCGAAAAACAGGCGCTGGCAGTGCGTGAAAACACAAAGAAACCCCCTGAACCGCTACATGCAGCAGTTCAGCTTGATGTCAAGTGGGGGTTTCAGTTAGGCGCTGCGATCAGAAGCCAGACTCACGCTGAACGGCCTTAGTGGCCCGAATCAACTCACGATCAATCATTGGCTTTTTCAATACTTCAGTCTCGCATACGCCGTCTGTGCCAACGGTCTTCCGAAGTACCAGGCCGCCCATGTTAATCGTCTCGGGGCCAGTCGGCTTGTTTTCGTCTGCCGGTGGGTTCTCGGAAAGCGACTGAAGCCGCGCTATTTCGGCCTTGAGCTGTGCGATCTCTCTGTCTGGATCAAATGCAGGGGCCACGGGCGCGACAACCGCAGGGGCTGGAACGCTGGGCTTTGCCGCAGGGGCTGGAGTCGGGGCGGCTGTTGCCATGGTGCAATGAATCGGTTACGCGCTACAGTATAGCGCATCCACCAATCAAGCCATGGAACTCACTGCTGAACAAATTGCAGAATTGCAACGCCAGGCCGCAGAAGCCGAAGACCTTAAGCAGCAACTGGCGGCTGTGAACGGCAACAAAGACGAAATCTTAACTGAAAAGAAAAGAGTGGCCGACGAACTTAAAGAGCTAAGAGACAGGGAAACAGAGCGTCAAAGAAAAGAGATGGAGCAAAAGGGCGAGTTTCAGGAGCTGCTAAAACAGGCAAACGAAAACATTGAAACCTTGCGAAAGCAAAACGAAGAAAAGGACAGGGCCATTGCGGAGGCAGACACTAAGCGCGTTGAGGATCGCAAGCGAGCCGATTTTCTGGCTGTCTTTAATGCCGCTGAAGTGTTTAATCCTAAACATGCTTGGGCAAATCTGCATTCGCTCGTTCAAGACAGGGGCGGCAAAACTATTGCAGTCGTTGGAGGCGTAGAGGTTGGCCTTGCTGACTTTGCCGGCAAGCTAAGAAAAGACCCTGAGCACGCCTATTTGTTCAAGCCCCAAGGCGGTAGCGGTGGCATGGGCTCCAGGCCGGCTACGGGCGCTTCTGCCGCTCCTGGTGGCGGCATTGTCACCAACCCATGGCTTCCTGGTGGAAACGTGACCGCACGTATCGCCATACAGCATGAAGATCCTGATTTAGCTGCTAAGCTGAAGGCTGAAGCGGAGGCTATCATCGCCTCTCGCGGCCAGGGGTGAAGCTGTGCCGAGCCCTGGGCAAAAGCATCGACGGCTGTGCGGTCATGCCGACTAAACAACCTCTGCCTTTCCTCCAGTGTTCCTTGGTAACCTGGGCGGTACTTTTGCTGGTGACGTAACAAGCCTTACGCGGCTTGCTACTTCTGGTGATTTTGCCGCCTACCTTCAAGAAGAGATTTTTAACAAGTCCATGATGGTTCGCTCTGGCATTTTGGCCAGAAGCAACCAGCTCCTCACCTCCACTACCGGCGTTCGGGTCGAAGCGCCGTTTTTCCGACCGATCGACCCGGTGGAAGAGAGGATGGATTCTGGCCGTGAGTGGGGCGATTCTGGCGAAGGCCATTTCACCTTCCAGGGCATCACCAGCGCCACTCAGTACGCCACTATCACCCACCGGGGTTTCGCCTACGCTGCTGACAAGCTTTCGAAACTGGCCAGCGGCGAAGACCCCTTGCAAGTGCTTGGCAATCAACTTGAGCCAGCGCTTAACAAGATCAAGACCCGTAAGCTGATTGCTCAACTTGAGGGCCTGCTTGGCACTGGCGGCCCGCTTAATGCCACCAATAACGTAAATAAGTCTGTTACCACTGGCTCTACCATCGCCAACTGGATGACGGCTGAAAACGTTATCGAAGCTCGTTACAAGCTGGGTGAGCGGCAGTCTGAGATCACTACTCTGTTCTGTCACTCTCTTGTTCAAGCCTTCCTTGAGCAAGTAGGCTTCTTGACCTATGATGCTGACCGCAGGGGCATTAACACGCGCCTGTTGATTGGTAGCGCTTTCAACGTTAAGGTCGTGGTTGACGACCAACTTCCGATCATTGGCACCAGCGGCCAACAACGGCAGTTTGTTAGCTACCTTTGTGGCGATGGCGTCATGCTTGAGGGCGAACAAACTCCCCTTGAGATTGAGACGGTTCGCAATGCACCATCTAAGCAAGATGGCATTATTGTGGACTACCATCACAGCTTCCACGTTCCCGGTACTACCTTGTCTGGTACTGCTGTTGACAACCCAACCAACGCTCAGCTAGCTACCGGCTCTCAGCACGCGCTTGCTTACAACGATGCGCGACTGATCCCGCTGGTCCGGTTGGTGACAAACAGCCCCTACGGTGGTACGATCTGATCGGTCATGGGGTTCATGCCCACCTAACGGTCAACAGCCCAGGGATGTTAGAGTACCTGGACGCACTCAGCCCCTAGGAAGTCGTAAGCCTGGGGGCTTTTTCATGGCCCGATCTGAGCTATGATCGAGGCTGGCCCGTACCGTCTCCCGATGGCACTGTTTAACTTTTACGAATACCGCAAGCCTTTCACGGTCGCCACTCTGCCCGCGAGTGCCAGGACAGGCACGACCGTTAGGGTCAGCAACCTCACTTCCCCCACCGTGGGCTCTGCTCCCGTGGCCGGTGGTAGCGCCAACGCGCTCTGCTGGTACAACGGCACCGCCTGGCGCGTGTTCGCGGTGTGAACGCTTCCTGGTGGCCGTGGCATCGCCTGGCCGATCCCTACTCTTACTCCGCCGACAATGGCGAGCGTCCCTGCAACTGCACGCCCCCGGCGCTGGTCACGGTGGAGCAGGCCGACGCCTACATGGGGGCCACGCTCAAGGCGGCTGCCTGGACCGCGCTCAACGCAACGCAAAAGGCGCAGGCTCTTAACTCTGCTCAAACTGCGCTGCGTACATTACGCTGGTGTACTGATGAAGCGACTTGTTGCGGTAACAGCCTAACAGCAGGCTATCTTGCTGCTGCCTCAGAACTTGCGCTGGTGCTTTTTAGTAACAGTACGGCAGTTATTGGCGCCTCTAGTCAACTGCCGGCACCAGTAGTTAAACGAGAGAAATTTGACGTATTCGAGCAAGAATACTTTGCTCCTACCACTTTGGCGCAAGTGCTGCCAAAAGATAAGCGTGTTGGCAGTTATTCGCCCACCGTGCTACGGCTTTACCCGTGGCTACTGGACTTAATCGGCTGTTGGGTTGACCGGCAGAACGAAAGCTCCATCCGCATTCTTCGAGGCTAAATGAACGCTCCGCAAGATGCTTGGGCAAAGCCGTTGCCAAAACAGATGATAGACAAGTATAGATCCCAGTCGCTTACTTACGTTAAAGTAACTCCTGGCGTTTACAATGAAACGCTAGGTACAGTTGCAATTACTGAAGCAAGGTTTAATGCTGCCGGTGCTGTAACGCGCTCTAAAAAGTCAGAACGCAACGGAGTCGAGCAAGGCAACGAAGTCAGTGTATGGGTTGACCATGACACGGTGCCTTGGCCTATCAGTTCCAATGACAGACTCGAATACTTGGGGCGCAGGTGGAAGGTAACAGAAGTCGAAAGCTACGGTAGTGGTATTGACGGCGTTATTGTCGGACCAATTTACCTGACAACGCTGGACGGCAAGCTAATTACTACGCTTGACGGGAAAGCCTTTATCGTGCAAGGCTCAGAAAGTGGAACCACAACCTTTGCTATGTACGCAAGCAAGATCACAGCGAGGGCGGAATAATGGCAAAACGGCGCAAGCCAATGAAGAAAGGCAAGGGCTTCGGTCTTGAAAAAATGTCTGACGAGATTAGGGATGCTGCGTTTACGGCGCTACGCAATGCCGCCAAGGAAGTAGTAAACGACCTTGCTACCATCGGCCCAGCCT